TACCTGCAAGGCGATTAAGTTCACCTGTTAATGTACTGCCTGCTGTTCCTAGTGCCATTACTTAGCCTTTCTTTTTGCTGCTGCGTTATCCACTAAATTTGGATACGGGCGACCAGCCTTCTTAGCCATAGCCTTAGCCTTGGCTTTTTGTGCTGGTGTTAAAGGTGTAGATTTTTTATTAGGGTTTTTAGTATCCCAAAATGCTTTTTTCTTTTTCACCATTTCACCTTGTCTGCCCAGTACGCTGCCGACATCTTGCCTTTGGCAATGTTCTTAGCGTGACGAGCCTTGAAGGATGCTTGGCGTGCAGATGGTTGTCTATCACCAGTCACGCCTTGCTGTCCAAAACGAATTGTTTTTACTTGTGAACCTTCTTTAGCCACCACAACATGAGATTTAGTCGGATGACTTGGAGTACGCTTAGGCTTGTTAAAGCCTGCTACACCTGCTCTTGATAGTCGTGGGTCTTTCTTGGCTGGCATGCTTAGTACATCCCACCCATTTTTTTCATTGACTTAACTGCTTTTTTCATTGGCTTAACTGCTGCTTTCTTTGCAGGTGACTTCTTTGCAGCATCTGCTTTTTTAGCATCAGCCTTACCTTTTGCTGTGTATGGGAATTTCTTTCCGTTTACCATTGGCATTATTCGTTCTCCATTTCCATGTTGTTTTTGTGATACATACCGGGTTGAACTGTGACCTTGTTTAAACTTGCTTCTGTTGGTTTACTGCTTACTTCCCTACCGCCTACGCCGTAAGGTTCAACAGCACCATAGCATCCACACTCAGCACACATTACTTACTCCTTTGTGTTATGACTTTTACATCTCCGCCAACACTTATGTTGTAATCAGCGGAAACCTTAATTGCTCTACGAGCCACAGCCTCAACGCTCTTAATAGAGTTCTTGCTCATGCCTGCTGCTGCTAGCGCACCAAGGGCTAAATCGCCCCCACTACCTACCGCATACAAACCACGGTCATCTCTTGACCATAAATAATCTTGGTCAACTTCGTAGATAACTCCGTTTAAACAAATAAGTGCATCAAATCCGGCATCTTTATCTTTAGTTGTATCAGGGTTGTACCCATGTTCAATCATTGTTTCCCGTAGGGAAGGCAGAACTTTTGTCTGCATAAACACATCTGTTGGTATTGTCTTAATTACTTTCGGTGGAGTCCAAAGGTAAGTTGCAATGTTTCCTGCAATAGCATCACCTGAAAACCCAAATACATAGTCGCCTTTTTTGATAACTTTATCCACACCTTTTGCATAGTATGGTTTGTCCTCATAGGTAGTCATGGAGTCGGCTGCGATTAACGCCCAACCCTTTCCCTGAATACCTACAATGGCAGTCATAGTTACCCCTTAAATGTCCCTGTATTTGCATCAAAGGCTTTGCCAGCCTTGTCAGATTTTTCAACTGCATCTTTAATTTTTGCCATTGAAGTTCCAGCAGGTTGAATACCTTGCGCTCTTGCAGCAGCATAGGCATTAAGTTCAGCGTTCCATTTTTTATCAGTCATACCTTTAGCGCTGTTAGCATCACCTGTGCTGAACTCTAGGTTAGATGCTCTCAAACACTCGCCCCAATTTGTATGGTCTTGTGTTGGACAGCCAGTTCTACATGCCATGTTTAAACCGTTGTTATGTATTCCTCATAGCCTGCTGCTATGAGCCGTGTTCTTGTTTGTTCATCAATGTCGTAAATGTGACCACCTAAATAAACTTCATCTGCTTCCAAGGTTTGAGTTTGACTTGGATAACGAAATGATGAATACACACCATTAACTCGTAGGACAGTAATCCCACGGTTTATGCCCATACGCTCAAAAAGGGTATGTCCACCAGCAGGGGTTTCTTTAATGCTGGGTGGTGTGAATTGGTATGCCATAATTCTCCTTAGTGTAACAGGGTAGCGGGCGTTTAAACACCCGCCACCCCGGTACTAATCTCCGAAATTAGTCAGAGATGCTAGATGAAGTTTCAATGCGGAACAACGCATCATCACGATAGCGGGCGAAACCAAGTACGCCGTACCATCCGATTGGGCGGAAACGCATTAACTTATCAGTAACAGGTCCGATAACTACGCCCGGTTCCTGTGCTACTGCTTCTGCCAAAGCCTGCTTTCCGCAAAGAATTGTGCGGTAAACATTTGTCTTTGGAGTAACAGTTACAGTTGCACCTGATGTTACAGCAGCAGTAGTTGCTACTGAAAGGGTGAGAACTGCACCGTTGATTGCTGAAACAAGTGTGCTTGCGCCAGTTGTTGCAGAAATCGCTACACCATCACCGACATCAATACCTGATGTTGATGCAACAGTAATTGTTGTTGCACCTGATGCAGATGTTGTTGTGGTTGTAGTTGTGAAGGTTGACTGATTAGCACCTTCTGCCTTTTCGTACATGCGTGGTGTTTCTACAAAGAAAGCACCTTCGTATGTTCCGATTGTTCCAGCCCATAGGTTACCCTGTGCAGAGTCTGTTTGAGCGTGGATGTCGCGCCATCCGACTGAGCCGGTTTCGGCGCGAAGGTCGTGTGAAACCTCAGGGTGAATACCTGCCCAGTACAAAGAACCTTGGCGTGGAACAGCCTTGTTGCTACGCAACTTGGCTACCGCACGGCGGATTTTTGCAGATGTTAGGGTATCAGCAGATGATACTGTTGCTGTTGAAGTAACAGTACCACCATAGATAACATTTGTTCCCTGACGGAGAGTTTCCATTGCTAACTTATCAAGTGAGTCAGCCATGTTGAAGGCAATAATGTCTGCAACTGCTGGGTCCACATCTGATAGTGAGAATAGTTGTAACTTACGAGTTACAAGTGATGCATTACCGTATTCTGCAAGTGTTACAGAAGTGGTTGATACATCTGATAGCGCTACTGCATCAGGGTCTGTTGCCTCTGATAGTGCAGAAGTTGCCGCTGCCAAATCATTGTAAAGTGAAAATACAACGCTTGACCCCGGCATTGCTTGCTGTGCTGGTCGCTTGTCTGCAACGCTACGAACTAGCGGTTGCGAACGGAGAGCGAACTCAACATAGCGGTCATACGCAACTTTTACCAAGCCTGCAAGGGCTGTGGTGTTGGTATCTGCCATGAGTTATTACTCCTTTAGATTGGTAGTTGGTTAATTTAATCCAAGGATGCGATTTAATTCATCTGCGTTTCCTGCTGAAAGAATTTTAGCCATAGCATCTGAGTCAACTTCCGGAACTTGTCCTGTTGAAACCACTTGGTTAATTCTTGCATTTGCAGAAACATCTAGTGAATTGTTATTTGAAGCCTGCTCTGAATTAGCGTTTTGGGTTGAACCAAATACATCACCGTATTCATTTAGCCAGCCATTGATTGCTTCCTCAGAAGTATCAATGTCTTGCGGTATGAACGCAGCAATCTTTGGGTTAATGCCCTTGGCTTGTAACACATCCTTCACAGTACGCTGGCGGGTCTGCGATTGCAGTCCTTTCAACTCCTGTTCCAGTTCTTTTGCACGCTTTTCAAGAGTGCGATTTACTTTTCGGAGTTGCTTAACTACATCCGTGCCTTCGTCACCGAAGTCATCAAACTCGTCATCATACTCGTTATTTTGGCTCATTAGCCATCTCCCTTTCGTTAGTTGTTGTATTCGCAATCCACAATGTATGTAGGGGAACATACCTTGGCTATTGCTACCAGACTTCTTACACTCATCCGGGCTGGTCGGTCAGATAAGGAACCTAGTTATTGGTTAGTCGTACTGCGTAGTGAATAAGCACCTACGCCTGACTGACCACCAAAGCGGAACATTTGTTCACGCTCTGCTCTGCGCTTTGACTTTAACAATTTCTCTTGCTCGCCACCTACAACGGCTTGTACTGCTTCTAGTTCGTTGTAGTTTTCGCGTTCAAGTTTTGCTAGTGATGATTGAGTATCAGCAAGTATTCTTGCTTTACCAAATTCTTGTTTTAACATTGATACATCTGCTGTACCAGTAGCACCAATTAAGGCTTCTGCTTCTCTAGCACGGGCAGCAGCATCAGCGCCTAACATAAACCTAGCGCTAGCAGCAGCAGCACCAATTTCAGCAGAACGAACCTGCTTCTTAATAACATCCATTGCCTTCAATGGGTTAAGTAAGTAGCCAATGGCATCTGCTTCTGTTACATACATTTCGCCAAGAGCCTTCATAACATCAGGTTCTTTTTTCACACGGTCTGCTGCAAGGGCTGCTCGTTCCTCAAACTCAGGAAGTTTAACAAAGTTACCAATGTACTTTCCTAATTCAGAGCGTGAGCCATAAACCTCAGCATCAAGTCCCCGTGAACGAAGGACTGAAATCATGCCTGTTTCTAGGTCAATGTATTCACCTTCGGTAATTGCTCTTTGTGCATCACTAAGAGCCTTCATGCCCGGAAAGCGTGCTTCATAAGATTTAGTTTTACGGATTTCAAGTTTAATTTGTGCAGCAGTCTTATCATCTAAAATCATTTTGTTTACTTCATCAGCAAGGTCTTTTAAACCTGCGCCTGAAAGAATAGAAACAAATTCCTCTAATGCTGTGCGTTGTCTATCGCGCTTTTCCTCTGTAAGAAGTTCAGCAGCCCTAAGATTACTTTCAGTATCATCTCCACCTGCATCATCAGGAATAAAGGCAACAAATTCCTCGTATGTTCCACCTTTACCGTTGGAGAAAACATTGAAAATGTTTGTTCCGCCACCAACTTTGACTGACTTTGTGGTTATGAACTTTCCAGCAAAATCATTGCCAGTACCAGTATCGTCATCCTCAGTACCGTCATCCTCAGTACCCTTACCTTTGTTTTTA